CTGTTGACGGTAAAGGATCTAAAGGTTCTTTACATGGGTTAACAAAGTTTAGCATGGAAGATGCACCAGCAAATCATTTCTTTTGTGAATATATAGCTAGACCACAAACCGCTGAGATCTTCTTTGAAGATGTTTTAATGGCACTTGTATTTTATGGGATGCCTATACTAGCAGAAAATAATAAACCTCGTCTATTGTATTATTTAAGAAGACGTGGTTATAGAGGCTTTAGTATGAATAGACCAGATAAAGTATGGAATAAGTTGTCTATAGCTGAAAAAGAAGTTGGTGGAATACCTAACTCTAGTGAAGATATAAAACAATCTCATGCTGCAGCAATAGAAATGTACATACAAGACCACGTTGGTATAAAAAGTGACGGTAGTCATGGTACAGTTTATTTTAACGAACTTCTTAATGATTGGTCTAAGTTCGATATAAACAATAGAACCAAGTTTGATGCATCTATAAGTTCTGGTTTAGCTATAATGGGTTGTAATAGACATTTGTATGCACCCAACGCTAAAGTAGAAAAACAAAAAGTAAATATAAGTTTTGCTAGATATAAACAATCTGGCATACAATCAAAATTAATAGAAAATTAATATGGCTGAGTCAGTTGTTAAAGGTTATTTTCCAAGTCAAGTCGCAAGCGATTTAGAAAAGATAAGTAAAGACTACGGTTTGAAAGTTGCTAAAGCAATTGAAAGCGAGTGGTTTAAGAGGGACTCTGGTACGAACAGATTCTCTGGGAATCAAACAGAGTTCCATAAACTTCGCTTATACGCTAGAGGAGAACAATCTATACAAAAATATAAAGATGAATTATCTATAAACGGTGATTTGTCATATCTTAATTTAGACTGGAAACCAGTACCTATTATACCTAAATTTGTAGATATAGTAGTTAATGGTATATCAGAAAGAGTTTTTGATATTAAAGCATATTCTCAAGATCCTTCAGGTGTCAGTAAAAGAACAGCTTATATGGAGTCAATGCTTAGAGATATGAGATCAAAAGAGCTTAATGCTTTTGCTAAAGAAGCTTTTGGTATTGATCTTTCTGAAAATGACCCTGAAATACTACCTGATTCACAACAAGAGTTAGATCTACACATGCAACTTAGTTATAAGCAGCAAGTAGAAATAGCTGAGGAACAAGCTATTAACGTTGTTCTTGAAGGTAATAGATATGATTTAACTAGAAGAAGAGTTAACTATGACTTAACTGTATTAGGTATAGGTTCTGTTAAAACCGTTTATAACAAGTCAGAAGGAATAAAAATAGAATACGTAGACCCTGCTAATTTAGTATACTCATATACAGAGTCGCCTTATTTTGATGATATATATTATATTGGTGAAGTTAAAACGCTACCTGTTAACGAATTAAAAAAACAGTTTCCTGATCTAGACGAACAACAATTAGAAAAGGTTACTGGTCAAGGTTTCCAAAACAGTGGTTTTTATAATAGAAGCTTAACTGAATCTAGCCAAGTTGATAAAAATCAAGTTCAAGTGTTGTATTTTAACTATAAGACGTATGCTAATGAAGTATACAAAGTTAAAGAAACAGCTACTGGCGCTAGCAAAGTTATAATAAAAGATGATTCATTTAATCCCATGCAGGATCAAATGCTTGAGGCTAAGTATGGTAAGATGTCTAGGTCACTAGAAGTTTTATACGAAGGAGCTATTGTTTTAGGTACTGATATAATATTAAAATGGGATCTTAGTAAGAACATGATGAGACCTAAAAGTGATCACACTAAGGTTAAAATGAATTACTCTATCTCAGCACCTAGAATGTATAAAGGTAGAATAGAATCACTTGTAGGACGTATAACTGGTTTTGCTGATATGATACAGCTAACTCATTTAAAGCTGCAACAGGTGATGTCTAGAATGACTCCTGACGGTATATATTTAGATGCTGATGGTTTAGCTGAAATTGATTTAGGTAATGGAACTAATTATAACCCACAAGAAGCATTGAATATGTTTTTTCAAACTGGTTCTATTATAGGTAGATCAATGACTTCTGAAGGAGATATGAATCCTGGTAAAGTACCTATTCAAGAAATACAAAGCGGAAATGGTGGTGCTAAGATGCAGAGTTTGATAGGTACGTATAATTATTATTTACAAATGATAAGAGATGTCACCGGTTTAAATGAGTCATCAGATGGATCTACTCCGTCTAAAGACGCTTTAGTAGGTGTACAAAAAATAGCAGCTGCAAATAGTAACACAGCAACAAGACATATATTACAAGCTGGTTTGTATATAACTTCAGAAGTAGCTGAAGCAGTTTCTTTAAGAGTATCTGATATACTAGAGTACTCACCAACAAGAGAAGCTTTTATACAAAAAATAGGTATACATAATGTTTCTACTTTAAGTGAGTTACAAAACTTACATTTATCTGATTTTGGTATATACATAGAGCTAGCACCAGATGATGAAGAAAAAGCTATGTTAGAACAAAATATACAAATGGCTTTATCTGCTGGAAGCTTAGACTTAGAAGATGCTATTGATTTAAGAGAAATAAAAAACATTAAGTTAGCTAATCAAGTATTAAAGATACGTAGAAAAAAGAAACAAGAAAGAGATCAAATGATGCAGCAGCAGAATATACAAGCTCAATCACAAGCTAATGTTCAAGCTCAACAAGCCGCAGCTCAAGCAGAGGTTCAAAAGAATCAAGCTATAACTCAACAAAAAATACAGCTAGAGCAAACCAAAGCTCAATTAGAAGAGGCTAAACTAGCTAAAGAGGTTTTATACAAAAAAGAACTTATGAACCATGAGTTTCAGATTAACATGAGACTTAAGGGTATGGAAGTTGATGGTATGAAAAACAAAGAAAAGTACAAAGAAGATCGTAAGGACGAAAGAACTAAAATTCAAGCGTCTCAACAGTCTGAACTAATAGATCAAAGAAATAACTCAAAACCACCTAAAAACTTTGAATCTGCAGGTAATGATATACTTGGTGGAGGTATAGACCTAGGCGCAACAGACCCTAGGTAATTTTTTATTAATTTTATAATATTTTATTATGTCAGAAGAACAAAAAGATGAAGTTCAAGAGGAAGCTGTAGAGCAAACTCAAGAAGTTCAAGTAAAAGCCGTGCCTGAGGAGAAACCTGAGGAGCAAGGCCCAAAAGCGGAAGTCTTAGAAGATGGTACGTTTAAATTAGATTTATCACAAGGTTCAAAAGAACCAGAGGTAGAAGCTGAAGCTGAACCAGAAGTTGAACCAGAAGTTGAAGCTGAAGAGCAAGAACCTGGTTTAGAAGAGGTTATAGAAGAGGAACAAGCAGCTGTAGAAGAAGTAGAGGATAAAGTTGTTGAAGAAGTTCAAGAGCAAGTTCAAGAAGCTATTGAGGAGGCTAAAGAAACAGGAGAACCTTTACCTGAGAACATACAGAAAGTAGTTGATTTTATAAATGAGACAGGCGGATCGCTTGAGGACTATGTAAAATTAAATCAAGATTTTACCAACTACGATGATAAAACTCTATTATTAGAGTATTACAAACAAACAAAACCTCATTTAAATAACGAGGAAATAAATTTCCTAATGGAAGATCAATTTTCTTTTAACGAAGATGTTGACGAGGAAATAGATATAAAAAGAAAAAAACTAGCGCTAAAAGAGCAGGTTGCAAGTGCTAAAGGCCACCTAGACGGGCTAAAGTCTAAATACTATGAAGAAGTTAAAGCTGGTTCTAGGCTCGCGCCAGAACAACAGAAGGCTGTAGATTTCTTTAATAGATATAACGAAGAGTTAGAGGAAACTAACAAGAATCAAGGTTTACAACAAAAAGTGTTTCAAGAAAAAACTAAACAAGTTTTTAACGATCAGTTCAAAGGTTTTGAATATAAGGTTGGAGAAAAGAAATACAGATTTAACGTAAAAGATGCTGCAAAGGTTAAGGATACACAAAGCGACATTAACAATTTTGTCAAGAAGTTCTTGAATGAAAAAAATGAAATGTCAGATGCTTCAGGCTATCACAAATCTTTATTTACAGCAATGAACCCTGATTTAGTAGCTCAACATTTTTATGAACAAGGTAAGGCTGATGCTGTTAAAAGTAGTATAGCTAAATCTAAAAACATCGATATGGAACCAAGGTCTACTCACGAGAAGGCACCAAGTCCAAATGGATTTTCAGTAAAAGCGGTTGACAATAGTTCTAATGACTTTAAGTTTAGAATAAAAACAAGATAACTTAACAATTAAAATTAAAAAATTATGGCAAGTGGATCATTCACAGGGAGCTCATCAGCTCTCGCACATTTAACACCAAGACCTGTAAAAGATTTATATGGGTCAAATTACCTGTCAATTACAGGAAACGATTACAACTTTACTAAACAATTCCTACCGGAAGTTTATGAAAAAGAAGTTGAAAGATTCGGTAACAGAACTGTTGCAGGATTTTTAAAAATGGTAGGAGCAGAAATGCCTATGGCTTCTGATCAAGTTGTTTGGTCTGAGCAAGGTCGTATTCACGTTGCTTTTAGCGACTGTTCTACAGACGCTGACGGTGGCGCAACAAATGAACTTACTTTTTCATCAGCGGCTAACGCTAGTATGATTGATGTTCATGATACTATTATTGTAAGCAAAGGTGGTGTAACAGTAAAATGTTACGTTTCAGCTAGAGCAGCTGGCGCTTCTGTTGCTACTGTTATTCCTTACACTGCTGCTACTTTAGTTGCTGCTGGTATTGGGAACAGTGTTAGTGCAATAAACGTATTTGTTTACGGTTCTGAGTACAAAAAAGGATCTGCTAACGCTGGTAACTCTAAAGATGCTGACTTTACTACTTTTAGTAATAAGCCAATAATCTTAAG